GATCAAGAAGCAGATCAACAAAGCATCTGCACTTCACGACGCACAGATTACCCACACTTCATATCGTGGTGTTGAGTATACTACACGTTGTGTCGAATTAAAGGAACCCCACGGCACATTCTGTTATCGTGGTCGTACCTACAGTAAGTGAGTTACTTGTAAACTTGTAAACGAAGGGTTAACACCCTTCTTTTTTTGTGCCTATTTATTTTTAAGCATATTTACGGATGCTAAAATGTTAGCAAACCCTTATAATTAGATATAGAAATGAGGATTAGTGATGTAAAAAATAACTCTTAGTTATGATTTAGTTTTATTCTATACCAAGGAGGTGTATCATGCATAATCTAATACCATTCAATCAACTACATGAGTGGAGAAATTTTGAATCATCTGTAAAACAATCACAAGAGGAACTAGAAACAATTAATGAATACTATGAATGCTTAATCGAATGTCGAGAAGGTCAGTCATTGTGTAAACGTATTTGTAGGAGAATCTTAGCATAATATCATCACGAGGGGTTGCGACCCCTCTTTTTTTGTGCTAATATAAATATCAAAAAGAAGAGGTAGCATGGAAAGAGAAAGACTCAAACTCATCTACAGAAACCTCAAGTCCCTGCTCAATGCTTTAGAAGCAGAGATTTATTCAGACCCTGAATCCTATAAGTCTCGCCAAAAAGATGCTATAATAGGGTTTAGTGTTTCTTCAGACGATGATGACGGATACCCAGACTAAATGACCAGACTCAAAGACCAAATTAGATTAGCGAAGATGGCTTTAAAACAAGCCAAGAAACACCCAGAACTGTATAAGAAAGAAGAACTTTTGTATATGGCAGTTCAACTTAAACGTGCTAAAATAGCACTAAAAGCAAAACAACAACGTCGTAGACAGGAGAAAGGTTTTAGTAATGACGCAAGTGAATCTAGTATCAATCACTCCCGAAGCGGAGAAGATGATGGGGTACGTAGCGAGGGTATCCAATCCAGCAAACCAGGAGAATCCTAAGGTTGCTGGTCTTCTAAAGTATTGCATTAAGCATCAACACTGGTCTGTCTTTGAGCAAGCATACATGACGCTTGAGATCAACACCACCAGGGGACTGGCGGCTCAAATATTACGTCATAGAAGTTTTACATATCAAGAGTTTTCTCAAAGGTATGCTGATAGTTCTATGTTAGCAGACAAGATTCCTCTACCTGAACTACGCAGACAAGACACTAAGAATCGTCAGAACTCTATTGATGATATCGATCCTTTTGTACGCCAAGAATTCCAAATCAAAATGCAAAAACATTTTGAAGATGGAATGAAACTCTATCAAGAAATGCTTGATAGAGATATTGCAAAGGAGTGTGCTAGATTTGTGCTTCCACTCGCCGTACCAACAAAAATTTACATGACGGGATCGATCAGGTCATGGATTCATTACATCGATCTGAGATCTGCTAACGGCACACAAAAAGAACACATGGATATTGCGGAGGGAGCACGTAATATCTTTGTGGAACAACTACCTATCGTATCCGAGGCATTAGAATGGCAATGACTGACCCAATTACAGTAGAAGATTACAAGTGCGTGAGTGACGAGTTCTTTCAGAAGTATAACTATGTTGTAGAACGCATGGGTTCTGTGCCCCCAAAGGCAGAGGATGTTCTGAAGATTATGGAAGCACTCAGCGCACAAGTTATTAAAGAGAGAGTCAAGAGTAAGATCGGACCTTTTGGTTTTAACAAATGCAAAAGTGAAGATGCGAATCCATAAATCTGGATAAATTTTTCCCGCTAAAAAATGACCTAAAACCTTTTTCATATGCCTACCTATCCTATAAAACATAAAGAAACTGGAGAGAAAAAAGAACTCTCCATGACAATTGCTCAATACGAAGAGTGGAGAAAAGAAAACCCTGACTGGGATAAAGATTGGTCTGCAGGTGTCGCAGGCGTCGGTGAAGTCGGGGAGTGGCGTGATAAAATGTCGAAGACACATCCTGGATGGAAGGATGTGATGAAAAAAGTTCAACAAGTCCCAGGTTCTCAAATCAAAGGTTGGTAAACAGTATGCCTAGAAAGCAAAAGCAGTACACGATTCCCGTTCCTCCAGGTATGAGTAAGAAGCAGATGAAACGTCGTCGTCCTATCAACAGCGGGTATCTTCTCGACATCAATCCACTCACAGATAATCAAGAGATTATGTTCACTGAGTGGGAAGACAATAAGAACTTGTTTGTCTATGGTTGTGCTGGTACAGGTAAAACTTTCATCGCACTTTACTTAGCACTGAAGGAAGTTCTTGAAGAAGATTCTCCTTACGATAAGGTGTATATTGTCCGCTCACTAGTTGCTACTCGTGAGATTGGGTTTCTTCCTGGAGATCATGAAGACAAGTCATCTCTCTACCAGATTCCTTATAAGAATATGGTTAAGCATATGTTTGAGATGCCTGACGACAATAGTTTTGAGATGCTGTATGCAAACCTCAAGAGTCAGGAAACTATTTCATTCTGGAGCACATCTTTCCTTCGCGGCACTACTCTAGACAATGCTATTGTCCTCGTAGATGAGTGCCAGAACCTGAACTTCCACGAACTTGATAGTCTTATCACTCGTATTGGTCAAGACTCCAAAGTTATTTTTGCAGGTGACGTTGCACAGACTGACCTACAAAAGAGTGCAGAAAAAGATGGCATCCTTGATTTCCAGAGGATCCTCAGAGAGATGGATGAATTCTCTATGATTGAATTCGGTATTGAAGACATCGTTAGATCTGGTCTAGTGAAGTCTTATCTTGTGAACAAAATTAACCTCGGTCTATGAACATTTTCAATCACGTTGGTGACTATACTCCAATTCATATGGAGGCGCAGACAGATAAAGAAACTGGTAAGCGCATCTACGTTACCCCTAGCGGCAACAGATATCCATCAGTCACCACTGTGATTGGTAGCAATAAGAAAAAGATGCAGTCCATCATGCGGTGGAGAAAGCGGGTTGGTGCGGAAAAAGCAAACAACATTACCACTCGCTCCTGTAATCGTGGAACAAAGTATCATAGTATTGTTGAGGATTACTTTAACAATGAACTAGATCTCAAGAAGTACAGCAAGTATCCGCTTCCTGTGCTGATGTTCAATCATTCTAGGGGTATACTTGATCGTATAAATAATATATACTTTCAAGAAGCGGCGCTCTACTCAGACAAATTAGAGTTAGCAGGGCGTGTTGATTGCATTGCAGAATTTGATGGAGTATTGTCCATCATTGATTTTAAAACATCAGCATCTGAAAAAGCGGACAATAGACTCTACGATTACTTCGTTCAGGAAACAGCATACGCCTGCATGTTAATGGAGGTGCATGGTATTAGAGTCTCTCAGTTAGTTACAATCGTCGCTTGTGAATCGGGCGACACGCAGGTTGTTATTCGTCCACTTTTGAAAGAATATCTAGATTCCTTACTTAAGTACATCGACGAATATAAAACTGCCCATGGACAAAAGCAAACTATTAGAGGATAAATTTATGACTGCGGCTAGATTCTCGCAGGAAGTTGAAAAAATAGTTTTGAACAATAGAGACATGAACTATATTGATGCTATAATTCACTACTGTGATTTGAATGAGATTGAGTTGGAGACTGTTCCTAAACTCATTTCTAAACCATTGAAAGAAAAACTCAAGTTCGACGCACAAAAGTTGAACTTTATCAAACGCACTTCTAGAGCAAAGTTAATGTTAGTATGACTGAATTCTTTAAATCGGAGATGGTCCGAGGTGACTTACAAGACATGATGGAACTTCAGCAGACCTGCTTCAGGTATGCATCTAGTTTCCCAATTCTAGATACTGAAAGGAGACTTGAGTATCTGGAAGCGTTGATTATTTTGCTGGAAAAGCAGAAGATCATGTATCATCGTATGAACTTAAGTGATGACGAAGAAGCGAAGTCCGTTGTTGAAAACATGCGGACTGCTGTTGAAATGCTGGGTGGAAATCCAGAATTAACTGTAGAAGATATGTTTGCTGACCTTGAGAGCAAGGTCAACATCATGATAGACAAACTACAAAGCGGCACATGGGGTTGACGCCCCACTCTGTGTCTGATATTATATCTTTGTTGGGCAGATGAGTCGGGGAGACCCGCCTGTACGTAAGACCCAACGCATAAACCAAATCCAATTATATCCAACTAAATCCAATGGCATCTATCCACGATCTAAAGCGCAAGTCCCAGGCAAACTTCGCTTTCCTGCAGAAGGAAATCGAAAAGTCCACTACTCAAGGCAGTAGCGACGAGAGGTTCTGGAAGCCCGAACTTGACGCTAGCGGCAACGGTTACGCTGTTATCCGCTTCCTTCCTCCCCCTGACGGTGAGGATGTTCCTTGGGCAAAACTGTACTCCCATGCCTTCCAAGGTCCTGGTGGTTGGTTGATCGAAAACTGCCTCACTACCAAGAAC